CACGCAGCTTAACGACGTCCATAGAACCGGACGTCAAATTAAGATCAACTCGACAATCATCAAGAGCCCTAGCGGCTCCACTACCTATATCGCTACCTTCAGCCATACCAAATTAACAATAGAAATCACACAAACAACACAATTGCGGATATATTTCGTTGCGAGACACAAATCTTTCAATTAGCACTCAATTGTTTAAACTAAAACGTCTTCTCATCTCCATGAGAACGACACCCACCACATTCTTGCCAGGATAAGAAGCATACATCTTGGGGCTGTTATTGGGAGCAATCCCAGCACCAAGAAGCCCATCTTTCGCCCAGTATACAAGCACACTATCACCAGTTGCAAACAATGCATCCCTAAAGGAGGCATCTTGCACCTTGGCTTCGTATATCTTGTACACTGCACGAAACAACGTCTTCTCCTCCCAGCGGAAACTCATTTCTGAGTACAATTTGGAAAGTTCAAACTGGGCCTTGCGCGTGGCATACGTGCAAAACCGGGCAGGATTCTCATCTTCTACGAGCTTAGCGGCCTCAAAACCGAGAGCGGCATAGAAATTTGTAAAATCCCAATTGGCAAACTTAAAATGTTGATTAAATTCCGGAGAGATCTCCACACGGTCTTTTATTGATGGACCGAAGAACTCCTTTGCACGTTGGACATAAATCTCGTTGCCCGCTCTATAGGGTCGAGAAACATCCCGGAAAATACTATCAACATCTAACTTGTCAAGAAACTCTCTGCCTGTCTTCGTTTTACGAAGACACAGTAAGTACTTCTCAAAGTACTCACGGCCCCAAAGGGCAGCAGAACGAACACAAGTTCGAATAGTCGACGTGTAATCGCACACATCGGCTCCTTTATAATACCACATGGGTATATCCTCAATCAACTCTTTGGGCAAAGGGCCCACAAACATTGATTTCGGTCCCTCAAAAGGATTGGGAACAAAATAACGACAAAGAAAAGTCAACTGATCCAACGGGATAAACTTCTTACACTCAGTCTTATCAGGTGCAGTGGCCTTCACGCCACACACCTCCAAAACTGGTGGAATAGTTTCTCCATTGAACCACTCGGCCTTGTCAGACACGGAAGCAATAAAATCATCACCGTAAGCATGCACAACACAATTCTGAGTATAAACAGCACGATCAACAGCAACACCATTAGCAATAGACAACTTAATCCAAGCGTAGTACAAAAGAATCCAATTAGCAATCGTGTTGTAAATGGTTGTCATCGTACAACCCGATGGATTTCCTTGATGGTAGTGGTAAACATCACCATCAATAACAACAAAGTGATTGAAACTCTCAACACCTGAACACACAACATGCCTACGATCTTCCTCCCGATAACACGAAGCAACACAATCAGATACGGACTGTAAAAGCTGCATCGATTCTGAGGCATCGAACCCTGAGTAATCAAAACCAAAATGGTGGTTACCCATGGCCCTATGCTGCATAATCATATCGTGCCACTCCGTGCCCTCAGGATCAACACCGTAAGCATGCTGAAGCTTCAACCGAGCCTCCTTGAATTGAACAACAAACTCAAGAAATAACATACGATCAGCAATAACCTTTTCCACAGCACCAGCCGTGAAAATACGCGTTTTGCCATCCAAAACGCGTTGCACCTCCCTACGCTCATCCTTCAAAGTCCCACGAAAGAGTCCAGGTTTGATCTCACCTCTGCGACGACAATCAACAACTTCTTCAACAGCAGAAACAAGCTTCTCGTTCGGCACGTAGTGTCCATCTGTAAACTCAAAGAGCCCACTTTTCCCTTTAGCATCTGGATCTTCCTTTTGAAAAGACCAGGGCAAACCAGGTGATGTATCCATGGCCAAACGGGACCCAGGTCCATAGCGTGTATTTCCATCAATTGAATCTTGAAGACTAATCATCGCGCACTCTTGCACATGGTTAGATAAATCTTGCTTAACCCACTCAACAGCTCTATCCAAAATAGATGTCTCAAAGAAACCTGGCTCATGCCACTTCTTATCGACAGCCTTCTGCATAGATCCAATGTTAAGTTGGGCTGGGGCAGAAATTATCCCATGTCCAAAAGCTCTTGGATTTTCCTCCTGAAGCGGAGATGGACGGATTTCACTGGGTGGTATACAAGTTACACCCGGTTTATCCGCATGCAAATATCTACCCAAGGAAGGGCAGGGATTCACAATTTTCCTAGAAAGTTCCTTTGAAGGATCAACATCCGGAAATGAAACAAAACCATGACACACAACATTGCGTGTCATAGCCTCGAGAAGAGACCTAGTAGTTGGCTGAAAATAGTTCTTACCTTGGTTGGAATCACCAGCAACGTAAAAACCTGCAATTCGCAATTGACCTTCTTCTCGGGCAAGAAGAATGGACCCACAATCACCGTAAGTCAAATCAGGTACATCGGTTGAATACAGCTGCGCTGTATAATCGGCGTACTGATTATCACGATAATTGACAGGTCCAAGCTTCTTGAGATTCCCAACAGGGACTGCCAAAGTACAACGAGCAGATCCAGAAATTGAGTCGTTGATTCGAGGAACAAGAGCCATAACTTCAGGCGCTTTCCCAAACCAATTCGCAGGCTGGAGCGTTTCACGACAGACATGACCCAAAAGCGACTTCTGAACCTTGAGATTTTTAAACTCAATGAGCAGACCATCACTATTGGCCAAATCAAAACCTGAAACGCCCTTAGCTCCACGAAAATCGTGAATGTGATTAACTGGAACATCCTCAACAAAGGATATTGTATCAGTTTCAACCTTGAAACGATACGATTTAATCGTATGACCACGAAGAAGATGACGCGGAACAAGTAACATCTGTCCAGTTATCTGAATCCCATACATCTGGGCTTCAGAACCTTCATCAGGAATGTAAGTAATCTTAACAAACTGAGAAGCAAAACGATCAAGCAACTTCATGTCTCCCTCCGTGGGTTCTCGTTCCATCTCACTGATCCAATCATCAGCATGAGCACGAGCTCCACCACGAATACGACGGTTATTTGATTGACGCTTACCTCCACGTTTATTAGATTTCTCATACTGAACCCAATCACGTTTTGTGCCATCCCACTTCCAGGCATGGCCACTAGCGTCAACATACTTGAAAGTCCCGTTGTCAAATTCACCACCATACTTAAGGTTGTGAAAATCACGGCGTTCCAACATATGCTCAACATCACTCATGGCACAAACCTCAATACGTTCATCTGACAAGAAAATTGACAAAACAGCACTGAATATAGATTTAACTAAATAAATGACAGCATATGCAAAAACAAAATACAAAAAGAAAGAGAACAAGATACAACACCATCCAGCAACATTCATCCAGAATGTAGACCATGGACGAATTCCAGCCTGATCACGAACTTCAATAAGATCACGATAGTCCTCTGGAGCCAACAAATGTTCCATACAATGGAGGGCTTTCATGTTCACAGCAATTATCTTGCCCTGAACATTTGGCCCCCAAACAACATCAAGAACATCATCTTGAAATTGCCAACCACGAGACGCAAGTCTAGCAATCAGAACAGATAAAGAAGTCTCTTCTGATTCTGGGATCATAACACGATCCCTCCAAGAACGATAAGATGCAGCAATACACAAAGCATAAAACACAACATCACGATTCTCTTGATTAGTATCAACAGGAATATCAAATGACAAGTCAACATCACAAGATTTCCACGAATTAAACAAAGCAATGGAACTACCAAAACGTCTCTCAAAGACGTTTTTCAACAAGCGTGAATTGAAAGATGTCAACTCGCTCAATGTCTTAATACCACGCAGACGTTCACCATCAGCGTAGTACGGACGATCGAGTTTCAAATTCAACTCATGCCAGTCAACAGGCTTTCCAACACCAACAGGGAGGAACATACTATCACGAAAAACACTATGCTCCAAAATCGGAGGAATTGGAACATTCAAGCCAGGATAACAAGGTTTGTTATCAATGGCCAAAGTTTCCAATCCACAAGCTTGCGCAGTTGTATTGGCTATTTTACGACGACGTTCAACGGACTTAACAGTTCGCTCAACGACGGTGTCAATATCAATAGCCTCATACATATCACGCATGAACTTTTCAGTTCCAGTTTGGACATCGAGATAAGTCATATCCCACTGCCCAAACTCACCAGCAAGATGTGGCGGAGGTGCAGCAGTTGTAACGACCTCGCGATAACGACGGTTAGTTACACCTGAGGGCACATTGACTGCACATCCAGATTTATGAGCATAAATCTGGAGATGAGACCAATCCATCATAGCTCCAGAAGAAGAAATGTTTTCATCATCCTCAACAGGTTGTGCTGGGAAACCAGGTTTCCAACAAAACAGAAGATGATTCTGCATCCTTCTCAAAAGAGCCGCACGATCAACAGTTCCAGACTCGGGAAACGCGATGTTTGAAGTACAAATTATCACCTCCGAAGTAAACTTCGTCTTTTTCTCAGACAAAGTCGCCATCGGCAGGGGATAAACTGCACTAGAAACAAGCGATAACCACGCAGTATGTTCCTCATTGGTCGTATCCTTCTTCTGACTTGGCGAACAAAAAGCCTCTTCAAAACGACACACAGGTTGGTTGCAATAACCATCCCAATGTTTCTGAAGTGGGTTTCTACTATAACAGTAGGAACCTTCCTTTCGTTCGGCAGGCCAAAGACG